AAATCTCCTCTGCTTCTTAGTCTCATCAAAGAAAAACTGATCGAGCTTTTGTATTCCCGACCAGTATAATCAGTTTTCTATAAAAGACTCATAGATATTACTGTATATTCCTTATTAGCGCAACCATAACACAGTTTTGCGATAGCATTCCGTTGCCATAATTCCAATGAGTACTATCAGTTTGAGTCTACGAATATCTCCTCAATTGCTACAATCTCACTTTCTTTCAAACGAATAATATGATTAATCCCATCTGGGAAAATATCAATTTCATCTTCACCAGACTCAGTGCCAACAGCAGGATAGTAGTCTATGACTTCCCCGATAATGATTAAATCATTACAAGTAAACACTCTTACATATTTCTCAAAGAAATCACTTAGTTTCATAAAATATATGTCCTTTTATAAAGTTTCCCAATTATAAAAGTTTACCAAAGATAAAGGAAAATGATGCAAGTTATCTATAGTATATGTTATAGCAATATGCTTCTTCAACATTTTCATTTTAAGAGCGAGCAACGGGAATCAATGACATATATATAATGGTTAATGACGAATGTTATTTTTATATATTTTTAGCGATTTATGTCTGTTTGTGTTTATGATTTTTTTATGTATTTATAACAGAATGGTGCCAAACTGGGTGCCACAAAAAAGCAGCCTACCCTCAATTAAGAGAGTAGGCTTTTAGTTTACTTTAAATCTTCTTCGGCAGTCTCATTAGGTTCTACTTCTGGTAGACCTGCTAGAGATGTTGCAACCGATAAAACTGCAGCTAGTGCAGAAGTAGAGCAAACTAACTTCCAGTCAACTGCACCGATTGTTGCCGTTGTCCCGATTGTTGCCACAAATGTCTGCGCCGCTGTTTTTAGCGCTCTTCTTGCTGCGGCTTTCGCCCATTTACTCCAATAATTTTTGTCTTTCATTTATTATCCCTTCTTTCTTCTACTTGTTTGATTCGTTCGGTTAGAAACGTTACAGATGTTTCTGCTTGAGCGAGTCTGTTTTCCAGAGACATAACACGATTGCTTACATCTCTGGTTGTGGCTTTTAAATCCGTTATGCCTTCTTTTACGTATGCGATATTCGCATTCATCTTTCCAAGTTCTTCAGCAAGTTCTTTGGCCTGATCTTTGTTGCCCTTATGGATTGTTGCATTAACACTCCATATTGTTGCGACTAGACCACCGAGAGATACTAGCAGACTAAGATATACTGGATTGATTCCTTCTTGCATAAAGTCACCGCTTATCTAACACGAATTGTGTTACCAGGATAAATCAGATTAGGTTCACTAATACCATTCACCTCTGCTAACCACTGCCACGTTGTTCCGAACTTAGCTGCAATACCAGATAATGTATCTCCACTTTGGATTGTGTAGTATTCAGTACTTGTTGTAGGTGCAGTACCATCAATGCGAATTTCCTGCCCTACATGAATCAAGTTAGGGTTTGCGATACCATTGATTTCCGCTAAATGCTGATATGTAGTTCCATACATGCTTGCAATTCCACTCAATGTATCGCCTGCCTGTACGATATATGTTGTGCCATCAGTCTGGGCTACAGGTTGTGCGTATATTTGTACCTGTGGCTGTGGTGCGATATACTCGCCTCCTGGGTTCGCGTACTTCATCCACGCCTCTGCGTCGCCATAGAACTTATCTAAATCAACTCCGCCATCATATCCATAAACACGACCATTACTGCCTGCATATTGTCTCATTGCACAATCATAAGCACCTTCATTCCACGGTGTGTCCTGATAATATGTAGGCTCATATGATGCATATTGTGCTACCCATAATCCATAATCGCCAATACCACTGACTTTATCTAAAGCACTTGCTTGGATATACACCAGTGGTCTTACACCTGTTTGGTTATAAACGTTATCACACCATGTTTTCACCCATCCGTTAGGGTTAGCGTTCCAAGCTGCATTATCGCCTGATTCAAAATCAAGCACTAAAATTCCTTTACGGATATATCCTTGAATGTTCTGCAAGAAGAAATTACTTTCCGCGATTGGATCGCCTCCGTTTGCGTAATGATAAACGCCGAATAATTTACCCATCTCGATTGCCTGCTGCACGTGTGTGTCGCAGCATGGGTTAATATAGCCAGTTCCCTCCGTCGCCTTTACAACTACGAAGTCGTAACTAATTTGTCGCAAGTCTAGGCTTTGCTGCCAGCTCGCAACGTCAATTCCTTGTAATGCCATTTTTTCCACCTCTTTCTATCTAAAAAGGCACTCTTTCGAGCGCCTTAATAGCAACATTTAATTTTCTTTGTAATAATCCCAGGCCGTTCCGAACCCAGGTTCGTTGAATTTGTTATTGTCGATTTTTGAAACAAACACGATACCGCGTGCGATTGCTAAATCGCCTTTGTTATATGTATGTTTTTCGTCCCACGGCTTTATATCGACTTTTGGCTTATCTTGACTGTTATCGCTTGCTTTTAACAGTTTGTAATGCTTACTGTCTTTATCTGGAGTATTGTATTCGCTTGATGTGACTGCTTCGACAACCTCGTATGGATTTCCTTTGAACTTGAATCGCTCTCCCTTTTTATATGGAAATTTGAACGCATTCCAGTCATCTAGGAACTTCGCCCACATGATAACATCTTTGATTTCAGCGTTCTGCAGACCTAACGCAATAAAGTGTGATACTGCTTCTGCTTCCGCTTTCTGTTTAGCCAATTCCAGTTCTGTTTCAGAAACTTCTTCAAAAGAAAATCTAATAGTAATATTGTTATTATCAACAATCTTAGCTTCAAACCCCAACGGCTTTACTGCTTTGAATTGATAAAGGATAGTTTCTTTCCCTATGTTAGAATCAACGATTTTAGAACTTGAAACATTGTTCTGACTCATTAGAACTGCCGTTTCATAGATCTTGTTAAGCGGAATCATTAGTTCGAAGCTATTCTTCTGATAAGAAGTGATTCCAAAGTTTCTTCCATCATTTAACTTAATCTCCATGCTTGCATCCTCCTTTCAATTAAGCTATTCTTCGCCAAATATTTACTGCATAGTAAGGAGGCAGTGTGCTAGCCTCTGCCGTTTGGCCAACAACAGCGGTAAAGTGGTTCCAGCCAGTAAAACCCTGCCCTGCTCCAGAGACAACAAATGTTGCATTGCCCAGAGCGTTTAAATCCGTATCATTTGCGGCTTTATAACCGATAGCGTTAGTGTTTCCATTAACCGCGCCGATTGCCGCAGCCAAGTTGCCATTTCTACCGTTTTCATTTCCGTGGCTGTGCGTTTTACTGCCACCTGATGATTTGATAGGCGTGTTTTTCCCTGCACCAATTAAGAATTTATCCTCAATCTTTTCCCATTTTCCAAATCCAAATAACGTAGCTGGATTCGCTGTTGATTCGGTCACGTAAAATGATCCGATTGGATAAACTCTTTGCAAGAGTCGCGATTGCTCACCCTTAAGTGCGTTGATTTGATTTTGTAAATTACCTGCTAGGTCCGTACCTAATTGCCCTTTGATTTCGTCAAACCATGCATTAAAAGTTTGAATATATTCCTTTTGCAAAACTTCTTGATTAAAATCGTAATTAACCAACGCATGTACAAAATTTCTTGAGTCACTTACAGTGATTTTTGATAAATTACTCGGATTTGCTGGAACTTTTACCAGTCCAAGTAATAGATACGTTTTATCGAGTGTCGGTGGAACTGGTGAACTTGCTAATGTTCCATCGATGCACACCGGAACAACTTCTCTATTTGTTTCATCAAAGTGTAGTGCAACTGCAGTTATTCTAGATAACGTTCCATGTGCTTGTGTTAACGGTAGCGCTATTACAGAATCCGCAGTAAACCATCGATTATTTAAAAATGCCCTACCTGGTCTGATTTGAACCTGCATCGATGCTTGTTCAACGCCGACCTGCAGAGCATCTGCTGATGACTGTACTACACCATCACTGATTAATCCGCCTAAATAATTTGAAATATCATTTGCGTCATATGTTCTATCGTATGATCCGTCTGTGTTTTGTTTTGCATTAAAGAAACCTGATCTATATGCCATTGTCTACCACCTCCATTGTTGGCAAAATTGTACGCCCATCTACTGAATCAGATAGTGTTGTTGATGAAACCAGAACCTGTACATCATTTCCATCAAAAGATTTAACGTGAGCGATATCGCCTATGGAATAATACTTATCAAATTGATTATCTAGTCCAGAGTCAACTTCTACATCATATTGTCTTTTAATATCCTTTAATCCACGTATAGCATATGTTTTTAGCATGTTCTGATACTGTTGCTCGCTTAGCTTATTACCCGCAATTTCAGAACTATAACTTGAACCATCGATATATGTTTCAAACCTATCCCAACCAGTTTTATCCCCAACACTCTGGGTGACTCTTGGAGCGTTTTCTCTATCTTCTCCACGAATTAATGCCACATTCGAGTACTTTGAAATATCATCATAGTAGTCATTTGAAATCATGTTGCCACGTTCAAAAGAAAAGAACACATTCGTGTTCCTAGGTTCTTTAATCTCAAGTAGATAGTTTCCATTAACAAAAGACACGTTATATCCCAAATTGAATTCTTTCAAAGAATCTTCTAGCCAATCTAAAATGCTAGCACTTTTGATTGTTCCATCGGTTTTATACTTTTCTAAAAATGCATGTTTAGATTTATCAAACGTAATTGGTAATCCCCTCATATTCTGAGAGATAACTAAATCAATCGCTTGAAGTAAATTTAGATTTTCTTTTCTGATTTCTTCCCAAATGATTCTTCTAGATAGTAGCGACTTTGCACATCTACCACTTGCAATAAGAATCAATCCTTTATCTAAAGACACTTTAGTTTGGACCTTCTCAATAATCATGCGATGCGATAGATCTTTATCCAAATATATTTGCTTACCGACCTTTAAAATTTCAAAGGTTGTTTTTAATAAAGGAACTTCTAAAGAAAAGTCTCCCGTTGATTTAAATGATTCTGTCCAAATCAAACTAGAGTAATTATCAACAATACCTAACAGTTTTAAGCCATTATTTTCTGTGATATTAACAATCATATTAAACTCCATTATATAATGTTTCGTTCTCGATAATTACCTGCATATACTTCACTCCTGATTCAGCATTCACATAGATGATATTATCTCCAGATACCAACATAATCCAATCGCTGTTTCTATCAAGATTATCAATCATATTCGTTTTATCTAAGGCTACATCGTCTATATAGAAGATGCTCTTTTCACCGACAGCCGTTTTAATTAAGAGTTCATCATTACTGTTGATTGTTGCTTTGATATGCATTCTCTTGTCGGTTGTCTGATTGTAGATTATTGGATTAATCACATCCCCACCAATTGCTTTTATGTGGATAGTACATCCAACACCTTCAGTGCCTTTGTTCAGAACGGATTGGTGGTCTGTACTTGATAAACTACCGAATGGAACTGGCACAGTAATACTAAATGGAAAATGGAATCCATAACTTACCGTATTGTACGATGTTATGGATTTTGAAGTTTCAATAAAATATGGAGAGAAACAGCGAATCGAAATAATAATTAGGTCATCTCTATAGAACTGTTGATCGCTTACGCCTTCTACAAATCCATCGATATACGCGTTCAAGCTAGGACTATAGTAATATACCCTTACTTTCTTTTTAGACATAAAGAAAGAGTGCAGATCATGTCTATTTTTATCAACAGGCTCTAGCACTTTAATCCTTAGCGTTAGTGTTCTTATCGATAACCTAGCACTTGTCATTCTTTCTCCGTCATAATTAGCACCTTTAGATGAACTATATTCAGCACTAACAGGATTCAATCCATCAACTGGATCACATAGAATAAACCGATTATCATTTCTGAAGTCTAATGTTTTTCCATTAGTTTCAATAATTAAATATTTATTTCTCATCTTAGATTGTCTCCAGTAATGCTCTCTTAAGTTGTCTATACGTTTCTAAAGGACTCAGTTCTTTAGGACTATAGTTGTTTTGATTAATAGTAATTGAGCGTTTTGATAATGAGTTGTCTCCATCTGTCAATAAATTCTTGAGATAGTTTTCAGACATAATGATTTCTTTTGCTGTTTCGCCACCGCCTAACAGTTTGTTGCCACTGGCGCCAAAAATGGTTGCTCCATCTAAAATACGCGGATTCTTTGTGGCTCTGTCAAACCAATCAACACTAAGATGAGGGACCTTTGGTGGCACTAGAGAAAATTCTCCTGAAATATTAAAGTGTGGCAAATCGATATGTGGAAGGCTCCAATTAAAATCAAAGATTCCCTTTAACCAATCAACAATCGGAGATATGAATGACTTGATTCCATCAAAGACATTTTTGAAAGTATCTTGAATTGTTGATAATGGCCCTTTCACAGCATCGATAAGCCATTCTGCCGCATCACCAATTGCTGTAAAAACAGGTTTTAAAACACTATTCCAAAAATCTGAAATAGCGCTAAAAACTGCTGATACAACCGTCACAATTCCATTAAACACTGTGCTAAAAACTGGCATTAACACATTACTAAGAAATGTTCCGATTGCTATAAAGGCAGGCAAAAGAATATTTTGCCATGAGCCAGCAATTAAACTAAAGACTGCTTGAACGACTTCCCCAACAGCCATAAAAATAACCTGAATAATTGGCCACAATGTATTTTGCGCAAAATCACCTATTGCTTGTAGGGTAGGCTGGAGTGTGTTAGTCCAAAAGCCAGCAATCGCATCTATAACACCACCAACTACTTTTTGGATGTTCTTCCATGCTTCATTAACGAAGTTTCTAAAATCCTCGTTATTCTGATAAAGCAAAACTAATCCTGCAATAATTGCTCCAATTGCTAATAAAATAGGATGCCCTAATAACACCGATATTCCACTAGATAATTTGCCAATTGAACCCGTAATGCCAGAAATAATAGAAATAACAGGACCTGCTGCAGCCAAAACCCCAGCAGAAGCAAGAATAAACTGTTGCATACCAGGGTCTAATCCTTCCCACTTATCTATTAAACCAACAACGGTATCAATGAATGTGGCAATAACTTCATTTAAAGCAGGCATGACTGCTTCAGCGATTTTATATCCAAGTAACTGTATGTTATTCAACGCAATTTTAAAATTGTCAACAGGGTCTAAAGTTGCTGTATAAGTATCTGCAACAGAGCCTAATGCATCTTGCAATGATACGCTAGAATCCGTAAACATATCTGCCGATAATGCTCCATTTTGGAAAGCGGCATACAGTTGAGGACCGGCTTTTGCACCAAATACAGAAATTGCACCATCTGTAGAAGATAGTGCTTTTACAAAGGCATCTTGCATACTGACGCCTTCAGACATTGCGTTTGCTTGCACCTTCTTAAGACCCATCATTGCAGTTGATACATCAATGCCAGATTTTTCGAGATTTCCTAATAATGTAGCAGAAGATGCAGCATTCAAGCCCATACCACGTAATGCTGTAGAATTTGAAATTAATCCAGATTCCAGTACATCCATGCTTACGCCTGTGTCTTGGCCAACTTTATTTAGTGTATCTAAAAAAGCGCCTGTATCATCCACAGAGAGCCCGAATGCAGAAATAGCTTTCTGCACTTGATCTATCGACTGATTAACATCGACGCCATTAATTTTTGCAAACTGCAAAAACCTATTTGATAGATTATTTAATGTCCCGCCAGTTGCACCAAATCGTGTATTGATCTCTCCAACGGCTGTGCCAACATCTTTAAATGAAAACTCTGTACTAGTTGCTATGAGTTCAACTGAATCTTGCAAATCTTTTAATGCACCACCTGTTGCTCCAGTTTTTTGGATGACTGTATCCATTCCATCATCAACTTGTTTCCAAGCTGCCATAGATGCAGTTGCAAGCCCCGCAATTGGAAGTGTCAGACTCTTAGTCATCTCGTCTCCGATAGGTTTAAGTGATTGGCTAATTCCACTCATTGCATTTGTAAAAGAGCCTAGGAATGATTTTCCTGTATTTCTCCCAGCACTTTCACCTGCTTTTGGTGTTTCTTTTCCTAAAGCTTCAGAAATAGCATTCCCTATTCCTTCTGTAGTCGGAATAAGTCGCACATAGGCGCTCGCCAATTCAATTCCGCTCGCCATTATGCACCTCCATATCTAGACTTATTAAAGTCATCTACTGACATATATGTTTTGCAAGTATCCTTTTTTGAACCCATTTTTTCTTTACGACCTAAAACTAGATCTACCAATCTGGTCGGGGTCGGAATCTCCATATTGCTGTTTCGTATTAAAAAATACTCAATCTCAGATAAGCGATCATGTATGCTCGGAAGCAATAAATAGTCAGAGATTTCTTGGATGCCTTGCATTTTCTTATATATTCTTGATTTTGCCCCTAAGCCGAATACAAGAACTGCCACCTTTGTTGGTGAAAGGTCCTTATAGTTAAAAAGGTGATAAGTCTCTGCTAAATCGCAGGTCAACTCATCACCATATTTATTAACTATTTCGGCAAGGGCTATTAGTTTTTTCCGTTATTAATCGAAGACATGAAACTCGATAACTCTTCTCTCATTTTCGTAGCATGTACCACACCATCGTTAGATAGTGAGCGCACATGTTCTTTAAATGCGTGATATCCATCTTCTCCTAGTAAAGTCTTCATAGCTGAGATAAGGGCGGTGGCATTTCCTTTATCCGCCTCTCCCCATAATTCAACTAATTCCCAGTTATCTAACGCGCTGTCTTTAATTTCAATCTCAAAACCTGTTTTTGTCTTACCCTTCATTGTTTAATCCTCCTATGCAGTTGGCGCTTGATAGTAATCGTATGATGTGTTTCCGTTAGCGTCTAACATAGCGCTAAGTGTTACATCATAACCGATAGCAGTATCTTTCTTATATGCCAAGTCACCAAGTTCTGTAATCTTTGCATTAGGCACAACGATACGAGATAGCGTTCCATCCAGCATTACTGTATCGATTACCCATGCGTTAGCAACTGGTTCTAATGCATTATGTTTAACAGTCATTGATGTAGATGCTCCGTCTAACTTGCCTTCAACATTTTTATCACCGTATACAGCCTTCTGTACAATGTCGTTAAGCGTTTCAATCATCTTGAATTTAAATGATTCTTTATACTCTGTTTGAACAGTTGCCACTACTCCACCGCCCCATTCTTTAATGTCATTAGAGCTTCGTGATTGTGAACGTGTTAAACCATCTTCAGAGATGTACCCAACGCCTTTGAAAGCGGCATCTAAAGCAGTCTTTGCGTCTGTTGGTAGTGTAGTTCCAAGCGGAGCGTAATATACAGCGCCTGTGACTTTAGGGCTGCTTGTTGAAACGTTTGTTGCTTTATTTGTATTTGCTTCTGCCATATTATTCCTCCATGAATTGTCTTGTTACAACAGAAAAAACCGCTTGATAGCGGTACTCTTTCGTTGAAATATTTGTAAAATTGTAATCGTTAATAAGGCGTATGGACGATAGTCCTCGCACACTTGCATAGACCATTACCTTTTTAGTTTTCTCATTTAATTGAGCCGCCTTCAATAACGATGGTGCGTGTGATTTAATTGCAATCGTTGATATCGTAACCCAGTCTTTGCTGGATGTTCCTGTTTTCTCGACGATCACATACTCATCAGGAGCGCTCTTAGGTCGCTCCATATAGGCTTTAATACCTTTGCTATTTAGCAGTTTAATAATTTCTGATTCGACCATTATATCTACCCCTGTGTACTTTTTAAAAGCGTATTGTTTTCTAGATTATCCTCTTTTGCCTTATCACTAGTTGCTTTGACAAGAGCTGTAACACGCCCATCCTTCGAGGAGTGCATTATTTTATACTCGTAGCCTTCACCTGCTCTTGCTACCTGCCTACGTGCCAGTTCTTCGATATAGCCCTGCACTGCAGGACAACGAAGCAACTCACCTACGCCTTCTCTATTGATTTCTAAGCGTTCTAAAATACCTTTACTCATAGCGTTCTACGTAGTACTTATCATTCCAACGTAATGGAATCATTTTATCAATACCATTTTGAGGTAGTGAGAACACATGCCAGCGATATCCATAAAACTCTACAATTGCATCAGTCCACACATGCTCATCACCTTTAGGAATACCCAGTTGATACTGTGCTTTTTTTCCGTACAGATTAGTGACATCAAGATTTTCTTGTGAACCTACTGGTGCAACAAGAACATCATCAACTTCTATAGATTCTCCATCCGTGTAGATGGGTGCGTTGAAAGCATCTGTCCCTGTCTGAACTTGTGGAATGATTTTAACAGTAATTCCCTTAATGGATGCCATATAGGTCCACCATTCCAAAGCGCTGGCGTGTTAACCCTAACCGCTTTAGGTCTTTCTTAAGGATAGACATTCCACCACCTGTATTCACATATGTTCCTGACCATGAATAACCTAGTGCAGACTGTGATTCTTGCGATAGAGTACTAGCATTATCGGATGATAACTGGTCTAAATATCGCGAAATGACATCTACAACAACAGACTTTACAACGTTTGGCAGTATTTCACCATTTGCAATCATCTTATCTAAGTCTTTGCCAACCCTTTTAGCTTCTTGACGAAGCGAATCAGAAACAATTGGCAATAACGCCTCTACTTGTTCCTGCTCTGCATTTGATAAAGGTTTCCAAATAGTATTGATATCATTTACGCTTGCTAGGTTTTCCATCCTTTACCACCTTCTTTTCTTTAGTGCTTACAGGAGACGATGTTTCAACCGCCTCCCATACATCACTAATTAAAACAGATGAAACATCAATCACACGTCCGTTTTTAATGTTTCTATACTGCATGATTAAGCCTTAGCAATCTTCTTGAATGATGCAGTATCTAAGATTCCCCATCCGATGTAAGTTTCTGCACGTAGTACAATCTGATTTGTACGCTTTAGGTCGCCCTGTCCATCTGGATCACCATACTCGATGATTTCGCATGGCACATTTTCGGAATATCCCCACTTAAATGCATTTTGGAAGTCACCGACAATTGCTAAATCCTTAGATGTACCAAATGAAACAGTATTGTTAACATCTGATGCCATACCATAGAATGCTTCTGGATTTTGCCCGAAACGGAACTCAGGATACTGCACTACACCATTAACCTTAAGTTTGGATAATGCTGCGCTGAAGGCTGGAGCCATTGCGATACCCGTTACTACTCCATCTTCGCCTGTGATAGCCTGTACTGCAGTGTCAATATCTTCATCTTCCTTACCTGCAGTTGTTGTAACTGTAGCAATTGCAGCCTTATCAAAGTTCTTATCAGCAAGGCTAGATACTGCCGTCTTTGTAGCTGGATTAACACCGTGGAAAGCGCAAATATCTAACGCACGTGCAATCTTAGCGGCAAAGCCATCCGCAAATGCTTCCAAATAAGGAAGTTGTTGTTCTTCAGACATCTTAGTAAATTCGTCAGTTAAACGATGCTGATAAATAAACTTCACTGGTGTGATTGTTACAGGGTTAAAACTTGCATCACCAGCAGGCTTCTGCTCGCCTTCACCTACGATAGACGCTTCACCATCCATTGCAAAGACCATTTGTGTATTGCCTGAAAATGGAATTGGTGTTTGCCCTGATAATTTAGCAAGAGATGAATGTCCCTTAGCTTTTGAAAATACTTCTGTTACTAATTCTGCTGGAAATAAGTTGGTTGCTTTTGTAATTGTTGCCATATTTTTATTCTCCTTTAAGTGATTTTGCTAATGCTCTAACTGCAGCATTCTTTCCACCGTCATGCTTCTCTTCTTGATCAGCAAGCGGTACAATAGGCTTATTTTTGCCAATCAGTTTTACAAGAGATTCTGCATCTTTGCGAATATCATCTTCTGACTCTCCTGATAATCTTGGCGCCATTTCATATGGTAGTCCTGTCTCATGAGCAATTCGCGTTTTTACCGAGGCGGTCTCGTAGCTCTTGATCTTACTGTCTCTTTCTGTAATTTGACGGTCAAAATCAGCGTACTTTTTAGCAGAAGATTCAGCTTCCTTTGTCAATGAAGCAATCTGCTTGTCATAATCTCCCCTAATCTTGGAAAGATCATCAGGGCTTGTATATTCTTCGTATTTTTTTGCTAGCGTTTCACGCTCTCTCCCTAGTCTATCCTTGATTAGATTGTCTAACTGTTCCTGTGTTGTGATTGGTGTAAAATCTGCCATTTTATTAAGTCTCCTTTTCTCCTCTTCAATCCGTGAGGTATACGTAAGTGATGCTATCTAAAAAAGCGACTTAAAATAGTCGCCTTAATAGAATACTTTTTGTTTTCTGCGTTCTTTTGTTTTCTTACATGACCAGAACGCAAAAATCATTGACTCCATCAGAGACACATCAACTGTATCCTTGATGGATTTAAAACCAAAACCGCCGTTGCTACCAATCGCACGGCGTTGCACATTTGAAACTGATTGAGTTAGTGATGGTTGCCCTTTATGACATATCAGTTTTTGATCTAGGCACTGTTGGAAAAGTGCGTTAGCTTCAATGACCTCTGATACTTTAGGAAAGATTGGCTCCTTCTTAATCCCAGCCTCTTTCATTGCGTCTGCAAGTAGTTGCTGACCACTTGCTCCGTCTATTACTACGTTTTGTAGTTCTGCTTGCTTTAAGAAGCGAGCCAACCATCCTAAGCCATTACGTTGCGGCTGACAATCTATACTTTCTACAAAAATTAAATCGTTTGTTGTCTTAACGGCAACACTTAATGCAACATTTTTTCCATCAGCACCAAAGCGGATACCTGCATATAACTTACCTTTTAACTTAGGTAACTTATCAACCTGTAATTCCTTCCATTGTGATTCGCTGATATCCGATTTCAGATTTAACTTGGTCCAGTATCCTAAACGCTGAATATTGAAATCTAATTCATCCTCACCGATTTCATCACGTATTTTACGTTCAGTTAAAATTGTACCCAGTGACGGATTTGTTTCATACCAAGCCTCTACATCATTGACATCTGTCATGCTTTCGACTGCCCATTCAGCCCAGCCTGTATTGCCGGTCTTACCTGCCAATGTATTTTCTCTCATGTGAGTAAATACTGTACCAGACGATACCATTGTAGGAGGTGTTCCGCAGAAAATCGTCTGTGGATTTGGGGATGATGATACAACGTATTTCAGCGTCGTTTCCTGATCATTCTGATATTCCTGTGCCTCGTCAATAATTAGTAGGTCATATCCTTCACCAAGTCCACCCTTAGATGTTCTTGTTCTGAACGATGCAAGTCCACCACCTTCTATCATCTCAATTTTTTCCAGTCCATATTGACGAGTTACTATGAAATCTTCTTTTTCTTTGTATCCAGCTTTAGCCATAATGTCGTATAGACGGCTAAAAGCTGAACTAGATGTTGGCGTTCTGTGCGCTGTATGCAGTATATGCTCACCTTTAATTAAGCCATACATCTCTCGTATGGTAATAACTTCGTTCTTACCATTTCTTCGTGGTACTGCATATCCAAACTTGGAATGTACCCACAGTTCTTCATCATCATAGGAAAGTAAGTCATAGATCAATAACTTCTGCCAGTCCTGTGCTTTTCGTTTTGATTTCTCATATAGTTTTATTGCTTCTTCTCCATACGTCTTGTCGTATGGCAATATAACGGATTGAGTTGGTGTTTGGCGACCTAATCTCTTAGTGTCTGCCATAACTCCTCCCTATCCATTTTTGTTAATTGGTGGTCCAGTTGCCTGCAATTTGCTCATATTAAACCTCCATAAAATAAAAACACCGCAAAATTATGCGATGTTTTATTCCATACCTGCTAATCTATACTGCTCATGAATCCATTCGCCTTCTTTTTTGAAAGCATCTATTGCCTCTTGCGGCGCATCTTCTTTAAGTTTGCAGTTAATCATATATGGGCCGTAAATTTCTTCAAGTTTTTTTATCTCTTCAGGAAAAATTAAAACCATTTTATCACCTCTTCAAAACCATCAAAGTATTGTATTCTGTTTCCACTTCATCAAAAATTCCATGTGAATACATCTTTTCTGCATATTTACTGATTTCACCTACATTTTCATCTGTAATCCCTAACGTGTCAAGTTTTTTCTTACATTCAACACGTAAATCATCAATATAATTGTGATAGTTTTCCGACGTGATTTTACCATGTTTTTTTTCGTACTCTTGTGCTTGCTTGCAATGGTACATTTCATGAAACGGTGTCGAATATGGGTCTTTTTCAGCAGCATGCCCCTCTTGCAATAGAACTAATTTCTTTTTATCACCAACAACTGGTGTATAGGAAATTATATTATTTGCCGCATCATACCGTGCAATAGCATGGTTAATTTCTGCTGAATCCGTGATTAGAATAGTAGGTTTATTATTTACATCAATATCGATTTTCTTTATAGCAGTTTCCGTTACCTTGCTGATATTATGCAGAGCTTTAGGTTTAATCATGGCTTTATCAGAAATATACACATTGTCATAACCGTCTACTTTTTTTGCATTAATCTCTGTCCCTCTTAACGTATTGAAGATGGCTCCATTCCCGCGGATTACAGGTTTATAATTTTGTACAAATGATTCATTTGATCGTATCCGTTTTTCTCTTTCTTTATCTTCACGTAAGTTTATCCACCGATTAGTTTCCCAATCGCCTTTACCCTGTATAACAACTCCTCTTTTTGTTGTGTAGGTTATAATGCAACCACATCCAGGATGACGTTCAAACATGCCCATTTCATAAGCTTCATCATATGGGACATCTTTTCCGCATCGCTCTAGACACCAGTGGCAGACATCGCCACCGCCTTTATCTGTAGTATGTACGCCAACATCGTCATATTCGCGTGAAACCAAAACGTTAATGCCAGATTCATCCATGAATTTGGTACTTCGTCTACCTATTTCATCTACATAGTTTTGAGAAGCTGAAATAAAAGTATTTTCCATAATATTGAGCGCTTCATCTACATCATCATAGCTCTCAAGCTTAGAAGAAATATCTTCTGCGTATGTATTATCATATGAAACTGTAGCAGGTTTTAAATTAACATTTGCTGTTTCGTATATGACATTTTGTGCTTGCAACGCTACAGTCATGACATCTTGATAATTTGCTTCTAAAATCGGATTTAGAATCTCTTGCGTAACAGTTAAATCACCTTTGCCGACTTGTGATATTGCTTTTTTTGCCAACTGTCCTGAGCGTTCACTATACTTTTGAGCCGCTTCATAACTTGCTTTGCCACTCTCAATCAATTTTCTAAGATGTATAAGTTCAGTGTCATTCTCAATCAATCGCAAATATACTGACTTTGCTTTCTTAGCAATATCATCCATCAGGAGTTATCTCCATCTATACCGAGAATATCTCTCATACTATCATTGCCAATATATCCAGGCACTGCTTGATTAACTTTCAGAGCTGCATCACCAAGTGCAGCAATACCGGAAGCATCAGGCGCATAGATTGGTTCCCACAATGGTTTTGTTAAGTACACTTGATTTCTTGCGTATGGATACTTATCACGGATGCAAGCCGCTAAATATCCAGCATTAAGAAAACCAGTCCCGAATGATCGCTGTGCCTTCTCTGCAATAGATTTTAGATTTTCGTGTGAAGCTCTAATTGCTTCATAACTTGTAGGATTAGAAGATGCAATGCCTAGATCATCAAGCGTTAAACCAGTTTCCACAGTAAATAAAGCCGCATACTCTTTAATTTCCTCAACATATGGTGACAATTGAGCCTGTGAGAACTGGCCAAGCGTAGGAACACTACCATCTTCTCCCCTGTTAATCTGTAGGAAGTCTGACATTGATGCTTTACCTGTTGCATTAATTGGTTCTGCATCAACATCCATTCCTAACAAGTATTTTTGTGGAAATGAATTAACTTCAGAGCAGATAGCCATATTCATCAATGCATCCTTTGCGTTGTTCTGATGGCTTATACAAGCACGACTTATTCTAGAATGACCGAATGGTCGTTTTGCGTCAGGTCGATTGATAATAGGCACCAATAAAGGGTATGGTGCTGTATTTTCTACTGAATATGGGTTCTCTCCTTTTTCGTAGATAACTGTTTTTCCCTTTATAAACCATGCTTCAATAATCGGATTATCGTTATCGTCACGTTTTAGAACTGCGTATCCTTCGACAAGCATCCCAGTAATTGGGTCCATTATTCCTGTAGCATTACCACCATCGATAACTTGTAATCGTGGAAATCCTGTTTCATCTTCAGAGATATAAATGAAGTTACAGGATGTAATAAGCGCCCCAAGAATGGCAGAATCATACAAAATATCACTATTATTCATTTCGAAAATTTGTTGCATATTAAAATTGTCGTTCTTAAATCCTCTAAACCGTAAGCGGTCGGCCATTGAATCAACCGCCTTAGTACACCAGCCTAGAGTAAACTTAAATTTGTTTTGTAGGTCTGCTGGCACCATCAAATTTCTAGGTTGGTGCAAATCCTTCATTTCGTAGTATCGATATCTTGTTTCTACTCTGCTTCTTTTAGACAATAACTTGCGTCTCAAATACGCTATGCCTTTGTAATTCGTCATCATGTATCCTCCATAAAAAAAGCGGCTATTTTACTAGTCACTTGTGAAAAAATGGTATTTCAGCGAGAAATATTCGCAGTAACGGGTGTGGGTTGCGAAAAGCATGGTGGTAGGGGTCACTCCCCCCCTATGCTTTGTACGCTTTCCAGTCCATTGACTGTGGTAAAACCCTGTTATCTATGCTCTTGTCTGCTATGTATTTCTTGTTTATTACTTTGTCTGCTTTGCCTCTATTGCACGATAGATGTGCTAGCTGCAAGTTCTGTAGATCAGATGGATGCCCGCCCTTTGCTATAGGAATGATGTGATCTACAGTCGGACTCATAGGGTCAGGAAACTTCAGTGAGAAGTCTACAGGCTTTCCACATATAGCACAGATTGTTTGTGTTGCGTATATCGTCTTTTTATTCTTGTCAAACGCAGCTCTAAATGTTCCGTCTTTATCTGGTCTATTTCTTGCGTATTTACCCTGTCCCATGTATTCCTCCTTCGTCTTATGTACATTTGAAACTATCAGCAAAGTATGTAATATGAGTACACATGGAAAATAAGCCAAATTAATTTCAGAGGGAAACTGCTGATAGTTTCAAATCTGCATAAGAAAAAAACCACAAGCATTTCTGCTCATAGTTTTCGCCTACGCCCATTATACTGCATTTTTTCAATAGACATGTCTTTATTTTATTATTATAGTCTCATCTGAATTAGTTTCTATATAGTCGTTCATATATACATTACTAACCCATATGCGTTTATCACCATTTTTTTTCCAAATCTGAATACCGAAAATATTAGGTTTCTGACAATATGCTCTAATAAATTCATTTTTCTTTAATACTGGCAGGTTTATTTCCACAGAAACTTTTTCATACCATAACATCCAATCCTCTAGCATTTCTTTATATTTATCAAGGATATCTGATCTGAGTAAACCCAACACCTTCATACGTAATTGTTCAAAATTCTTTGGATATAATACAGTTCTCATATTTCCTCCGTCTAAATTTTATAATTATACTTTGAAAAGTCTTTTTCATTATAATTTTTATCTGGGCAAATCAAATGCAAATGATCAATAATCAATACATTAAAATGATTCCCTCTAAAGTAACCTATGAGTCGTATGCCTTGTGTTCCACTAATTTGATAAAGTTTTTCTTCATTGATATCTTGATTATATGCGTCACTGATATTTTTATCAGTTAAATTACTATTTTTCTCAATACCTTCCTGTTTAATTTGTTCTTTTATTATTTTCTCCACTAAATCCATTTTATCATTGCTTATCTCATGACAATGCTTCTTTTTTGACATTAAAGAATTTATATCATCGTATTGTTTTAATTCAGTTACTATTTCTTTAAAAATGCTCTTATGAACATTTATAAAATTACTTACATCTTTATAATAATTAGTAAACCTATTAACACCCACAGACTCCCAACAATAACAATGACCAAAATCCAGAAAAATGCCTTTCTCTGCATCTTTCTGGACTCCTTTTGCTTGATCTAATGATTTCTTTTTCTCCTTACACGGCATTATAGTATTTCTTCCACGTCTTGATATATCAATTCATCTTTTAATGGATTCTTTCCAACTTCATAAGGAGTCAAACCTTGTCTAGATTCTTTCCAAGAATTACAACTATGCGTTAATGCCTCCAATTCATCTGCGCTGTAGTCCTCATATGTTTCATAAACCTTATCTAGAAAAGCTTTATCATCAGACGTTAGTTCTTGAAAACTCACGTTATCTCTTACCATTATAGGCTGGTAACCAAATTTTGAAAAACATGGATAAATTTCACGTAATACAGGTCCATGTACCCAGCCTTGAAATGTATTACTAAATAGCCTCTTGCTTAAATTATTTGGCTTATTAAACGCATATAAGTACCACGCATATGCGAGAAACATCAATTTATGTAGCTTTTTTTGTGTTAAATATGACGATAAATCATATGAATGTTTTAAAAAATAATTAGCAATATCAATCCCTTCATATTTTCCCATGACGTCCACCTTCTTATCCTCATTAAGATTCTAACACATAAAACTGATTTCATTTCATAAATATACTTTTTCAAACTTTTAATTTGCCTATTACCATATTTATCTTAACGTTAATAGTATCCTTATTGCTACACATCTCTGCGGCCATCTCCCTTAAAGTCTTTTTATACTTGTACCTCTGTTCAATAAGCTGCATATCTACCTCATCCAGCTTGTTTAGCTTCACCTGCACTCTGCTGATCAAGTAAAGCAGGTCTTGCTTTTGCTTTATAAGTTGGTCCTGCTCCTGGAATAACTCCAGCATGTTGATGTCGCTGTAGATCCTAGTGCCCTTTTGGTACTTTGCTTCTTCTGGGCTAACGATTCTAGGACTACCAATCGACGTGAGCTGTGCATCGATTTCAGCAATGCGCTCATTGACCATCTCAAGTTGTTTCTTATATTCGTAGTGATTTCTTAATTCTCTATCAATCACCTGCAGCTCATCTCTGTAGGGGTCTTCGTAGTTCATTTTTTATCTCCTTTTTTCTTTTCTAAGTACGCAACAGAATCATACTTATGTTGCGTTTTTCATTTCTTTGTTAAAAAATCAAATAATGCTTTATTTATGCATATTTACTAATATTTATCTGTGACGTATCATTTAATTAACGCAACATATTTTTGATAGTTGCATTCAAGAGGTTAACTATGGCAGATTTCTTCAAATTATCATCATTTCAATGCCCTAATTGTGGTGTTGCGATACCTGCAAAATCCAAGGCATGTTTTTCAGAACATTCAATTTCATTTATCGGTTCAACAGAATTTCGACAAGAAGGTTCTGAAGATAAACTGTCTGCAGTTAAAATTCAGTTTTTAAAGTGTCCAGATTGTGGTAACTATGTAGTAAATGTTATTTCTGTAGGTTCTTCATTTGTTCCGTTCCAAAAATTAATTTATCCATCAAGTATCGCCAAACATTTCCCAAAATATATACCAGAGCAGATTCGCAAGGATTATGAAGAAGCATACGCAATCGTTTCTTTAAGTCCTAAAGCCTCAGCAACGCTATCACGAAGATGTTTACAAGGAATGATTCATGACTTTTGGAACATTAAAGAAAAGAATCTGAATGCTGAAATAACATCATTGAAATCTCGAATTTCACCTTCACTTTGGAAAGCAATTGACGGAATACGTACCATTGGTAATATTGGCGCTCATATGGAGTCAGATATCAATGTCATTGTCGATATTGATTCTGGAGAAGCTGAGAAGCTACTCAAACTAATCGAGCATCTAATTAAGGAATGGTATATCAATCGTCATGATGCAGAAATTCTATATAATGAAGTTAATGCTATTTCTGATGAGAAGAAAGCAAAGGCATTATAATAGACTCGCCTTCATAACAAGGATCATATTCGAAAAGAAATTCTCCTTCTGAATTGAAGTATTTCTTTACTGGACGAGCCAAATCATCTTCTGTTCCTTTCCCTCTTAGCACATGTACTACGATTACTTGTTCAATAGTAATGTGGTCTACTCTTCTACAATCTTCTGTATTGTATCGACCACGTTCTATTAATCCAGTTCCTATCATAAATATCCTCCTAATCATAATTTGGTAAGTGGTTGATTTCGCCTCTTACCTTTTCTACGTCATGTGGTTCTAAGCATATATATCGTTGTGTTTCTTCTGCAGATGAATGTTGTAGTAATTGCTGCACCAGGAGAAGGTCATGTGTTTGATCCCATATCCATCTACCGTATGATTTTCTAAGTGAGTGACAAGCAATTGGATATTCTATCTTTGCTTCATCTGCTAGCTTCTTAATAAATCTCCATGCAGTACTTCTATCAATCGCATCACGGTTTTCTCTATCCTTCGGAAACATAAATTCATTCATAGTGAAGTTATATGTATCGATGTACTTTTTAAGAACTTTGTAGATATCATCAGATAATTTATATTGCTGGCGCTTACCAGTTTTATGTTCAGTTACAGTAACTCGACCACCAGCGAAATCGCGTGGTGTAGATTCTAATATTGTGTTGATTCTGCATCCTGTATTAACTCCAATGATGAGTATGATGTAATTTCTGTACCACTTGAAATACTGTTTAGAAGTAGGTTTGTATTTGTCTCGATGAACCAGACAGATACGAACCATCTCTTCAAAATCTTCAACATCAATCGGTTTAACAACTTCACGTCCATGCTTGTATGCAGTCTTCCGTACATATGTACTTCCATGAGGCTTGAAACGTTTATAAATTCTAGGCATCAGGATCTCCCCACATTCGTTTAAATGCTAGTTTTGACCCATACTCGAAATCGAAGTTATCTTCTTTTGAACATTTTGTATTTGCATGTCTCACACATTTTCCATCAACGTAGTAAGCAGCTGTGATGCGTCTACCTTTCTTAATTATGCGGATCTCTTCTTTAGTTTCCGTCAATTCACGAAGTGTTCTCATCATGTTTTTCATACCATAGATAAATGCATCAACAATGTCATATCTCTTTTTCATTTACATCACCTGCGTTTTCTTTCTAAAAACCATCCATATTGTTTTTGCCTGCTTTCCACTCCTGTTTCCGAACAGTGGATATGCACCGATTACTTTGATAATTTCCGATACCGGTATCTGATATTCATTCCATTTAAATATCAGCGTCCCACGGTTTGATAATACGCGCATACATTCGGTGAAACCATCGCGAATAATATCTTTCCAATTAGTAGGTAATTTCCCATATTTCTTTGCCATCCATGCATTACTTCCGATTTGCTTTAAGTGTGGTGGATCGAAAACAACGAGATCGAATAATTCATTTTCAAACGGTAAAGCCGTAAAATCAGCAACCACATCCGGAGCAATCGTAAGTCTTCTTTCTATTTTCCCGTTTTTGCTTTTATAAATAATTTCATTATCGACCGTTCTGCAATCCACATACAAAGTGTCCTTATGGTTTTTATCGAACCAGATCATCCTGCTCCCACAGGTTGCATCGAGTATCATTTATTCTTCACTCCAATCTATTGTTTTTTCAGCTTTCAAGCTATCTAAAAAATCATAAAAACTGTAGTTCTGATAATACGTTTTCAATAGTTGATATTGATTTATATTTGTTTCAACCTGAACCTGATAATTATGTTCTGCAATATGTAACATGTTAATCAATTCATTTTTAGACTTATTGATCAATGTGCTGTCTGCTGGGAAAGGAACACCTAAACATCCCATCTTTTTCAGCTCGCTCATTGGTCTAACCCCCAATCTATTCCCTGTCCGCAGCTTGAACAGAAATTAACACGTTCAGTGTATAATCTGTTGCAAACTGGACAATTGAATTCAACTGCACCATTTAGCCGTCTTTCTGCTTTCCAGTTTTTTGGCTTCTTCGGCGTTGCCTTATAAACGAGTTCCTGCAACTCTTTTCTTGCATTCTCTCTTTTGGCCTCTAACTCATCCCTATACGGTTTATCGTCAACTGCTTCATCAAATACTTGCAACGATACAGCAAGATAATTTAATGCTTCTTGATATTTATTCATCAGTCAAACAGCTCCTTAAATTCTTCAATGTTATATTCATCATAAAACTGTTCATCTACTACAAAACACCAGCAATGATCTTCAATCAACTCTACACAGATGTCCTTTTCTTTCATTTTTTCGCAATCATCAAAATCACTGAATCTTACAGCTCTGATATCACGCCAGTCCTCAATTTCTAAATCGCTTTGATACATGCAGCCATCAGGGCTATTTGCAAGTGATTTTGCTTTACCTACTGTTTCTGCCCATACAAGGCTTAAATATGGATTATTCCCCGTTCTATCACTTAATATCCATGCTTTCATTTCACCACCTCATACGTCTGTTCAAAAATATCAGGCTTGCATGGATAGAACTCACCCTGTACACCTTTGATGATGTAATCACCATCAGTAACTTTCATATGCCCCTCTAATGTCTTGACGTAATATTCATTATCATGTGGGTTGTAATCTAATACTCCGCAGAAACTTAATGCTTTCCCGATATGCTCCTTGTCGTATTTAATTGCTTCCACAATCACTGGTTTCTTTCTGTATTTCATAATCCCAACTCCTCTAATGTGTAATGCTTTCCAGCTTCCATACACTTGTATAACGTTTCCTTTTTGAATGGTGGAAGCGAACACCATCTATCTTGCACTTTAAAGAAAATAAGTTGGTCTATGCCGTTGTAACTGTTCACTTTTTCAATGTTTTTCACATCTTCCCTAAATGGTTTAATAACCGCAGATAAATAAGCCTTTTCTTTATCTGTAAGAATTTTTTGATCGTACTCTTCTTCTAACCATGCATTATATGCATTTGAACCAGTTTCTGTTGGTGTCATTTCTTTTGAAAAAATAATGCTTTCATCACGTTTTATTTTTACGGTAAAACGTCTTTTTTCAAATGTCTGTGGTGACCATTCTGTTTTCAATGTATTCAAATCATATTTTTCTTTATTTTTCATCTTATTTATCCACCTTAATATCTAATAGTCCGCTTTGTAATACTTCTGGCAAGAAATGAATTTCGTATGCTGAACGTGATACATCAGCACCGCCGATATCTTCCATAACGTATGTGGTGTCATCGTTTAGGTAAATGATGTGCTTGTAATACGTTTCGCCATCTTTTACTAGTACATTCAATTCCTTTGTGTCTTTATCTGTTTTGATACTCATTACACCCGTCATCTGCATTAAGACTTTATCTGTACGTGTGTTAAAAACAGTGATACGTCTTGTGATATTGAAACTATCTGCATCTTCTGTAAGGTTGTGTCTAACAGTATCAGCTTGTGTACAACCTGTTGTAGTCAATAGTGTTGCTAATGCTAATGTTTTAATTATTTTCTTCATAAGTCTTTCTTATCCTTTCCTCTTACAAAATCAAACTTTGCTGTACATCTTTTAAAATTTTCTGCTTTGCTAATTTGTAATAATCTTTCTTGATTTCAAAACCGTAACAAGATCTATTTATTTCAGCACATGCTCTTAGTGTTGAACCACTACCAGCACACGGATCTATCACGACATCTCCCTCATCGGTAAATATTTCAATTAGTTGTTTTAATAACTGTACCGGCTTCTGTGTAGGGTGTATTTTCGGCGTTTGTGTATCTCTTTCCCACTTAAACCAGTTGAATATCATGCGATTGTTATTGTTGAATTTTGGCAATTTATCACGGTACAAAACAACTGCATACTCAGTAGCACCGACTATCTTCATATTTGCCTTTAGTACTTGTCCTGAATAGTTTTTCACAAATACAAGCGGGTAACTTTTCATAAATCCGTACTTCTTCCCATACTCAATGATTTGTTGCATCTGTTCAAAAGCACAGAACACGATCATTGCTGGTGCTTTCCCGACTTCTTTCGGCTCTTTAATTAGCATCTTTGAGCAAAAATGCATGTATTCAGGAATTCTGAAATAACCATCGGTATCAAAGAATGCTGACTTTGCTTTTTTGCTTTCACCGTTCTTATTGTCACCATCTACATACCATGACGGACTGCTTGCATACGCATTTTCAGCAAGATTGTACGGAATATCCGCAATGACAAGTTGTGCTTTCGGGATTTGATAGCGTTTATAGTTTTGAAAACTATCATTAAATAACTCTATCTTCTGCTGTTTAATCATTTTCTCTTCCTTCCTGCTGCAACCTGAGCACCCTTTCAATCAGTTCCTTTGATGGCGGTTTTCCTTCCGGCAATGTACCTTCTTCCTGTTGGCGGATATAATCCGGCATTGTGATCTTCACACTATTCTGCATATTGCTCTTTTCTTCCCGTTCAGAGCGTGATAACCACGCGTTGACGAACCGCATGATCCCGTTCTTCGTTTTTCGCTTCGTTGGATTAGATTTGAGCCATTGACTCATTTTTAAAATCTGCTCTCGCACATCGACATTCGGATATGCATCAACAAATTCGTTGAAGTGAGTTTGTGAAAGATGAAATCTTGAACCGTCCTTCAGAAGCAAGGTCGGAATATCGAGCGCCGGTTCGGATGCGGACGAAGTTTGCTCCGAACAAGTATTTATATATTCTTTTTCTTCTTTATTTCTTATTATTCTTATATTGTCCGCACTTTGTTCCGCAGTTTGATACGCACCTTGTTCCGCACTTTGTTGCGCATTTAGTTCCGCAAGGGTTTCGCCAACATCTTGGAATTTGTCGTAATTTACTATGCTTATGTGCGTATATTTGTTTGTAGATTTTAATGTAATCATCTTTTCATTTTCAAATATTTTTAGCCACTTGCGGATTGTGTTATCTGATTTAATGCCGGTTACGAGCATCAGATTATTGATTGATGTGATCAATTCACCTCTCTTTACTTTTCGCCCTTTAAAGTAACCATCGGTCCAATTTGCTAAAAGCAATACATGCATCCATATCGTGAATGCATAGTAGCAATCATGATAGCGCCATTCCAATATCTGGCGGTCTATCTTAATAAAACCTTGTTTCATATATGTCCTTTGCCACACTTACATATCCATGCATTTCCTGTGACATACCCTTTCTTTTTTTGTCTAACGAGGCTACGATATTTTTGCAATACCTCTCGTTAGACGTCTTTCTTCTCGCTGTTTTACTAATAATTCAGCATATGAATAATTCTTCCGTTTCATTGTATTTACGCATATCTTTGCGTCGTGGATGCACATCTCAGTTCTCAACTGTTCTTGTTCGATTGACAGTTGTTTCTTTTTCTTTTGCATGTTTTATTGCTCCTATTTCAAAATTTAGTGATGCTTGTTTCTGATAAAACTTGCAGTTCAAGCAATCATTCTTTGTTTCAATTACTCTGAATCCTGCTTTAATCGGTTGGCAACACTGCGTTTCAGCATTCCAGCGTACGCATTGTTTACAATCGAAACTTTGTCTAATCATACTGATCACTCATTTCTTTAACTTTTCTCTGAAATGCATCTATTTTTGATAATTCGAATTGTAGTGCAGCTTCCGCTTGATCATCATCTAGGATTTCTACTCCTTCAGTACTAATTTTCTGCACTGGTTCACCTTTCAATCTGCGAAGCTTATCTCTAATTAGTTCATTCATAAGTCAATACCTACCATGAATAAAAACACGCTTGCATATATCAACATAAATATCAGGATCAATGCTATTTCTTCGAGTGTATTAATTACTTTCTTTTTGATTTTCATATTCAACTCTCCTTTTGCTTTTGTTATAATGAGAGTGACATTTTGCCGATGTCACTTAAGCGCTGGTTCCTGTTAAGACTGCGCTTTTTTAGTTGTTTCCCGTAGTTCTAAATCTTTAAGCAGTGCATCTCGAGAAATATGCAGAGCTTTCAGCAAGTTGTCCTTCTGAATCATGTTTGGCCATACGTCGTAGTCGCCAAGCTTTTCTTTTTCGCTGCTTTTGACTTTATAGAATAACCGTCTTGCCGGCTCTCTAGTCATACCCAGCAGAATCTGTACATCGGTAATGCTTAGGTACGTTTTAGCAATGACCTCTTGTGGTGTTGCTGTTGTTTTCATTGCGACTCCTTTCTAACCTCCTATAATTGAATTGAAAGGAGGTGAATAATATCGCTAGAGCTAATGTAAAAGTTGTTAGTCAATCTTCAACTGGTTTGAATACAAAAGTATCTGTAAATGGTCATATAATGACCAATAATCAAGCCTATAACCAAGCAAAGCAAGGCAAGATTAACGGATACAACGGTTCTATTTCATCAAATGGAAACAAGTACATCCGTTCAAATCCAGACAAGTCAACTAATAACAATTTAGAAAAGTAATTTTCTATAGAAACTCATTCATTGATGGATGAGTTTTCTATTCCAAGTAATTTTCCATTCACAAATACTTTGTAACCATCTTGTGTGATACCAACAGAATCCTTCCCATCTGTATCTATACTTGTAATTAATTCATCATCCATATTTGCTACTTGTAATGTGATAGTTGAATTGTTTTTAATTACCTTTTTCCTTCTCGAAAAACAGAAACACCAGTTAAAGAAGTTGAACTGTAGCCATGCTTCTACTATATCTTCCCCATTCTCTGTATATCTTGTGATGTAATGATGTAACATTTATACTTCCTCCTTCCTATTCAGTGCAGCAATGGAACGTAACTCATGGTTCACTAATGCTCTTGCTTCACTGCTTCTAAGCATGCTGATTCACATGTAAATACATCTTGCTTAACTGTAAAACTGATATGTAAATTACCATCAGATTGTAATTTCGCTTCTAAATCAAGCAGGCCTTTAATTTCCATTCCGTTTACTTCAAGAACGGTTTTTGCATAATATTTGGTGATTTTTATTTCTGCATTGTTGTTCATATCTCCCTCCTTTCCTTGCTATGATTGCTCCTTTCTGTTGCTGTATAATTCAAATTGAAAGGAGGTAGAAAATAATGTTTAAATATGATGAATTTGAAGCAACAAGCATGGCTTACCAATTAGCTAAAACAGCCATCGAATCAGGTTTTCTTGCTACTCCAATTAATGGTTCTGATGCCGGTAAGAATGTGATTGCTTTCATGAATGCTGTTGTGGATGGCCTTATCGAAAAGAATGAAGGATCAAATCAGCAAGATGAGTAGTAGCTTCAACTACTTCCGGTAGAATGCTTTCAGCTTGACTGCTGGAGGCTTCTTTTGTTTCTTTTTGTATCCAATCGCACAAATCATTTAATACTTCTTTCAATTTCTCTTCTGTATTCATTTCATTCCTTTCTATGATTCTTAAATCATTTGGTATAATCTTTAATAAGTGAGGTACTTATGGAAATTTTTACTTTAGTAGTCGCATTGCTTGGTGCAATTGGGACCATTTCATCTTGGCTAGTCTATTTTTGGAATAAGCGCACATCAATAAATTTTGAAATCCAAGAATTATCCGTTAATACTTCAAAAGGTATTCTTTTCTATGGAACAATTACAAATAACGCAAATTCAAACATAGTCATAACAGACATTGTTCTACTTTCCGATAACTGCAAAATTCACGTCAACAAAGTTCCAACTGTTGTATTGACTGAAGAAAAATCAAGAAATAACGTATTACTTTCTCGTAAAGAAACATATAATGCCAAATTCCCGATTAATCTTTTCCCTTGCTCCGGACAATCTGATTATTTTCATTTTGTCTTCTCTTCACAAAATCCTTTAAGTCTCGATGCAATTTTGAATTTTGAAATATACACCAATCGCAAGAATCGAATTCGATTTTCATTTCAACGTGATAAACTGAACCGTCGCCATCAGAATATTTAATAGTTTCTATTTCCATAGATTCTCCTTTCTAACCCCTCTTACACTTGATGTATAATTCAGATGTAAGTGAGGAATTTATTATGAAGATATTTGAATTTATAAAAAATATTTTTCTATACGCTATTTTGATTTTGATGACTGCTTTCTTAACATTACTTTGTATCGCGAATATAGTTCCAAATATCCAAGAAACGTCAGCGTTTTCAACAATATTGACGGTTGATTTTCATGTATTTTTTAATTTGAACTTGTGCATCTTTACGTTATCGATAATCATTCTTTCTATTGTTAAAACAATTAGGAATAATTTTAATTTACCCAAATACATAAAATATTCGTTTACTGTCTCGTTTGTTATCAGCTGTGGGTTATACTTTGATTTAACCGAATTTATTGCTATTTCATCATTTGTGACATTTTGCATTTCAATCTGTAAGTTTATGTTTCGTGATCAAGCAAACGATGACGCCAATAGCAACCAGTGCAACAATCCATCCGAACAAGTAGAGAAACCATGAATTTTTTTCCGCGAACTTTTCGAAATTTAATAATCCATACGCTCCAATACACCCTATGAAACTTCCGGATATTGCACTAAAGAAAGAATTTTTGTCTTTATCCATTCCATGCTCCTTTCTATGATTGTCGATAATTATTCAACATTTTGTTGAATCGTATCCGAAAAAAATATTGCTTATTGGAATATTTAAAATTTTGCATAGCAGTTCCGCATCTTTAATTTGCATTGTTGATGGATTGGTTTCCCAAGATGATATAGTCGAACGATGGACACCCATTTTATTTGCAAGTTCTTCTTGGGTTAATCCAGCATTTACTCGAGCTGCCTTAACAGTTATCTTGCCCATTTTCTATCAGCTCTCCTTTCCTTGTGACTAGATTATAATTCAACGTTTTGTTGAATGCAATACTATTTCTGCATTTTGTTGATTTTTTTCGGCAATATATATAAAATTGAATTGTAAAAACGTTGAATGGAGCCTAATATGAAAATTACAATTGGAGAAAATATTAAAAAACTACGTGAAAGTAGAAAATTAAAGCAAGAGCAATTAGGAAATCATATTGGTGTTGGAGGCGCAACAATCTCATCATGGGAAACTGGCAGAACAGAGCCTAATATGGGTTATACCCAGGCACTTGCAGATTTATTTGACATAAGTACTGATGAGTTAATATATGGAAGAAGAGACACCCTCACCGAAATTCCTATGGATAATATTATCTTCGATGACTACTTCCCACTGCATTACTGGTCTGGACTATCCGCAGGTAGCTTTGAAGAATTGATTGAAGCTGAACCTGATTCAGTCGTGTATGTGCCTATTACATTTCAGAATAAGAAAAAACGTTTGCACGCTTTTAAGATAAACGGAACTTCAATGAACAATGTAATTCCTGATGGGTCTATTGTTGTATCTGAAGATAATTACAATAATGCAATAAAGTATACCGATGGCACTATCATTGTTGCATTTATGGATGGTACAGCAACAGTAAAGCGATTATATTCCGGTGAAGATAGCATTACCCTTTCACCCGATAGCACCGACAAGTCGCATATGCCTATTATCGTTCCAAAAGACAAGGAACTAGTTATCATTGGAAAAGTCATTTGGCACATGAATCCTGAAGACATAGCAGAGAAATGTTATTGAGAAAGAGAAGAAGGAGATAAATAATTATGACAGTTCAAAACGCTAATAAACGTCAACGGTACCACAAATATAAGCGTGGGCAATTTGTTATTGTAAAGTTTGGAAAGCGGACAGGGACTGAATTTTCAGGTACTCATCCAGCGATAGTAATCAGTAAAGATGATAATTTATTTAGCGGTAATATAACCGTTATTCCATTAACTTCTAAATATCATTCTCAATATTTGGAATTAGGAGAATTATTGGACAAATCTGTTTATAGAAAACTTGGCAAAGGGGTCGCAAAAGAGATATTTACTATCAAAGAAGTTAGAGATATTTTGGATACTTCTGAAAATTTGGATGAAGCTGTCTCTAGAATGTCAGAGCTAAACCTACCAGTTATTAATGATTACATAAAATATTATCAGCAATTAACTGATAAATATGAATCAATGTTCAAACAATCTTATGCGATTGTATCTCAAATAACGACCATTAGTAAAAGCAAAATAGTAAAACCAATTAATAAATTAGATCCATTAAACGAACTCATAATTAGTAATTCGACGTTAGATAAAATAGACAGCAAATTACTCTCCCAATTTACGAGGTCCATTTGACAGATACCTCCCCTTTGTATATGATGTAAATGTAAATTCTAGCCTTGCGCTATTGTTTTACAGAATATATTCCGGCATACGCCGATAGGAGGGGAGAGTCTATTAAATGATTCTCTCCTCCGTTTTTTATGATAAAAAGACCGACTGCAGCGAACAGTCGGACGGCAGTAAACTCACAACCAATGTGCTTTTACTATACACAATTTTAACAGAAAGGAGTGTTATATGGAACAGATAGAAAGGTATTTAGAAGAGATTGAATCAGCGTTATATAAGATGTCACCCACTGAACGCGAACACTTAATGGAAGTGCTACACATTGCATTCCCAGAATATTTCAAAAAAGATTTTATGTCATAA